TCCTGTTCGTCTTCATCCTCTTCAACTGGAGCTTTTTTAGCTACCTTCTTTCTTGGAGCTTCCTGTTCCTCTTCATCATCTTCATCAGGCATTCTTGCACGAGCCTTCGAAGATGCCAGTTTGGCCCTCTCAACCGAGGACCGGCTAGGTCGTTCATCCTCCTCTTCCTCCTCATCTTCAGATGATTTTGTTCCTAAGAACTCATTCATCACCTTAATCTCCTTGGTGTCATACATCTTGCTAAGATCTGGCATGGACTCAAGAAGAACTCTCAGCTTTTCTGGAATAGAAGAAGGCTTCAACAATGGTCTAAGCCCATACGATGTCCCGACCATCTTCGGAACCCCTGCCTTCTGACTTTTGACAAGTTTGAAATCGTAACCGCTGTCAATATCGAAAAGGTTCCCATCAACATCACCGATCCAACTGGCTAGAAGCACATGAATCTGTTGACCGCACATGTACGGCTGAACCTTTCGATCCTTATAGTTCAACAGATTGTAAATAAATCTAGTCTGTGGCCTTAGACGCTTTGCACCCTCCTTGTCACCGCTATTCATCAGCTTCTCGTAGGCCACACACAGTGGACAATCCTCTTCGAAATCAGAAAGACATCGTGCTGGAATCACGAACTGCTTTCCTGAATTTGACACCTTGGGAATAAAGTGAATTCTCAACTCAACCCATGGCAGACTGTCATCCGGCTTCTTCCAATGAGGAAGGAAGCGAATCGAGTTCTCTCCAAGCTCTGGCTTAAACCAATCAATCTTTTCAAAATCGGACTCACGATTCTCAGCCTTTTCTTTGACCTTCTTCGCCATCTCCTTCAACTTCTTCATTAATGCAATGCTCATTAGTCTTCCTTCCCGATCTCATCAAGATGATCTAAAAAATTGTCCAAAATACCAATCAACTTCTCCAACTTCTCTGCCAATTCCACTGTCCCTTCATCAATCACACCTACCGCCTCACAATAAGACGGCAAATTGTCTAATAGAAAATCAACGTGCATCGCGAGAGTCTTGACATCGCTCTTCATGTTCGCTTTCTCAACTTCAACATCTTCCTCAGCCTCGTCAAAGTCGAAGTCGAAGTCCTCATCCTCATCAGGAGACTCTGGATCGTCCAAGTCAAACTCTTCAGAACCATCGGTAAAACTATCAAGCTCGCCACTGCTGCGAAGCTCTTCTGCCAATTGATTCTCAACCTCTTCCACCGCATCAACATCAATGCTTGCATCGCTTCTTAAAGCCCTCTTTGAATCGATATGCTCACGCAAAGAGTCCCTGAGACGATGATATGAAATCGTATTATCCAAAACTGCCTTCTTGATACGCGAAAGCTCTTCTTTTGGAATCTCAGCCTTCTTCTCCGCCGCAATTAAACTATAACAAGCCTCATACGCCGGAATCTTGTACTCCTCATCACGATTAATCCGCATCTCAAGAGCCTCACCCCAGCTCTCTATAATATGAACAAACTTATCAATCACCGAGTAACTCAGTGTTGGAAAATCCGTTTCGACATATTCTTTAAAAGAAGTGAAACCAGCCTTCTCATAGATCTTACTCATATGGATCGTATGAATGGACTTTGCAAATAGAAACCAACTTCTCTGCATATATGCAAAGTTGATTTGTGCCTCTTTTAAAACATCAGTTACACCCTTCTCCCCGCCAACAATAGCCATTGCCGCACCAGACTTCTTAGCCATTACCGCCCTCCCCTTGATTCGTTTCTTCTGTTTGAAGACTTGGTTTGAACTAGATCCTTTTTCATCTCAAGAGCCTTGGAAATCACTTTTAAAATACGCCTCTGCTCATCCACCTCAATTAACTTTTTCTGGTATAAACGGAACTTTGGTTGAGACATTATGACAGCTTTCATTTGAGCCTCAGTGTGCGATTTTTTACCCTCAGTCGAACGAGTAATATTCTCATTTGACTCAGCCCCCGCTCGCCATGACTCAAAATTAAACTTCAACTTTTGATGCTTAGTCTCAGCCTTCTCAGCGAGCACAGCATAGAAGCCAAACAAATACGCAGCCTCATCGACCTCTGTGTCCATGTCCTCTGAGATCTTAAGTGCTTTGCTTATGACAAAAGTTACTGTTTTAGGCAGCAGTCCAGCTATTTCGTAAACAAGATCACGCATTTTGAATCCTCATGCCTTGTTATAAGGATGGAATTCAAAAGTGCTGACAGATTTTTTACATCAACTCTATTTTATGAGCTTCGATATGATTGTTCTTATTATTGTATGTAGACTTGTTGCCAGAAATCTGAACGATATTGTCAATCCGAAGGATCTCTCGTTCTTTTGCCCACACTTTCGGAAATATCGTCACTTCAATTATTTCATCCAAGTCCATCAGTGTTACAAAGCCCATATGCTCATCACGCTTTGTCTTGATGGATCTGACCGCTGTGATCATTCCACCTACAACAACGTATTCACCGCCAGTGTATTCATGGAGTTCTTTCTCCGTGATGCAATACTTAGAGAAAACTGGCATTACCTTTTTAATCTTAAGCTCAAAGAATCCCATGGAGTCATAGAAGGCTCTCATCAATTCTTTTTCTGGCTTTGAAACATATCCCTTCTTACTTTTCTTCTTAGATTCAAGGCACCGGAGGAGATCTCTTCTATCTCCAAACTCATCAAAGGCTCCTCCAAATATGAGAAATTCAATATTGTTCTTCTTAACAGCCTTCTTATTTACTCTCGCATAGAAGTCATCGAAATTCGCATACGGTTGGCTCTCAACAATGGCTTTAGCCGCCTTTGGTCCAACACCCTTGACGCTAAGGAAAGACCACACAACCTCTGATCCATCCACATAGAAACGCTCCCTGGAGCGATTCACATGAGGTAAAATGAACTCAATGCCCATGTCAGATGCCGCACGTCGATTAACCAACATCTCATCGAGATCGTTCTTCCTTACATCCCAGTCCAGCCTTGCCGCCCAGAAATGAGCCGGATAATAGGTTTTCAGATACTGAGAGATATATGCGAGCACAGCATATGCCGCACTGTGAGATCTATTAAACGAATAGCCTGAAGCCTTCTCAATCTGATCCCAAAGCATTATCGCATCAAGTTTCCCTATACGTTTTGAAGCACCAACCACGAACTCTTCTTTAAACTTGTTGAGCTTGTCTTTGTCTTTCTTTCCCAAAGCAGAACGAATTGTATCTGCATCCACAAGAGAGACATCTCCCAACTTGTGGATCACCTCCATGAACTGCTCCTGGAAAACAATCACGCCAAATGTATCGCCCAATGCTTCTTCAACACTCGGATGCACAAACAGGACTTCCTCTTCTCCGTGTTTCCTTTTGCAGTATTGAATGTGCCAGCCGTTTTCAAGACAACCTGGACGGTAAAGAGCATTCGCAGCCGTCAAATCTCCGATGTGAGTTGGACGCATCATCACTAGAAGTGCCCTCATGCCGTCACTTGAAAACTGAAACACACCCTCCGTCCTGCCCTCCTGAAACATCTTCCAAACAACCTTGTTTGGCTTATCGCGTTCTTTTTGCATAATCACATGAACGTAATTATCAATGGTGAGATCGCTATCAATGTTCTCAATCACATATCGAATCACATCGTATTCTTTGACCCCTAGTATGTCAGCTTTCATCATGCCCTGGGCGATGATGTATTTATCCTCTGATTGAGTCGTTATGACACGCTGCTCCGCATCCTTCTTCTTAACACCTTCTGGTATTTCCCCTGGCTTAAAGTTCTTCTTCTGAGTCTTGATTGGAGTAATCTCTGCGATTGGTTCGGAACATATGATCACACCAGCCGGATGCACTCCCTGGCTTTTGACTTGGCCTATGATCTCACTGACCGCAAACCCAAACTTCTCATTAGCAAGAAGCATCTTGAGCCTCGGATCGGATTCAGACGCCGCAACGAGATCGTCCACGTCCTCCTTGTCAAGATCAAGATTGGTTGTGATAGCGTGAATCTCTCGCTGTGTCGCAACACCCATGCTCTTTGCAAAGTCTATGAGAGCCGTCTTGAGCTTCATTCGCCCATACGTTCCAATCTCGCACACACGGTCATGGCCATACGTTTTATAAATGTAGTCTTTGATCTCTCTTCTTCGATCTGACTCGAAATCGAGATCGATATCAGGAAGCTCGCCAGTCTCACAGCGATTCTCATTGAGAAACCGCTCAAAGATAAGCTTGTGCTCAAGTGGATCAATTTTTACGATATCCAACAAATAACTTATGAAGCACCCTGCTGCTGAATTGTGAACAAGGAAGCTGTCAGTTAAAAAATTATGCTCTTTGCCAGAAACGGATAGATCGTAGACATCCCCCTCATAGTCTTCCGTCTCTGTGTCAATGACCAAAGACCATGAACCATTTTTGTCTTTTTTGACTGTTGATGACTCTGCCTTGTCAAGTATCAAATAATATGCGGCACTCGGATTGTAACCCCTTTTATCAATTCTCTTGCTCTCATGGCGGATTGAAGAAAGAATCCCAGACATCAAACATAGCTCTTTAGTCTCATAAGCAAGTCGAGGAGAGGTTGTGCAGATGGTCGTTTTACCCCTAACACTCCCGTCAGAATCTATTAAACCGGAAAGAAGTATTTTCGCCTGCCTCTCGCTCAATTCTCTAAAAAATATCGGCAAAGTTTTCGTCTGACTAGAAATCTCGTAATCTGGAAAGTAACTAGAAATCCTATTGTAAAACGTCTTGTCATTCACGTTCACTTGAACCAAATTCTTCTTCTTCGATCTGCAAACTCTCGGATTCAAACCAAGAGACTCAAGGATGCCGCGTGCCTTATCAAGGAAGTCTTTCTTAGAAGTATTATTAAAAGCAAAGCCAAGACGGAATCCGGTAGAACTTCTCCATCCATTACTGCGTACCACTCTCTTATGCTCGCAAAGCCAGCCGTCCCCCGCCCAATATCCAAGGAGCCACAAAATGTCGTCTGACAACTCTTTGTTGTCCATTCGACTCTCAAGGTTTGGCGTGAAGACGCGATGCCCTCGCCTAACCTCATCAGCCCTGATCCATTTTGGTTCTGAAATATCTATATAAGTGTCGTTGCTATTCTTTTTTGTCTCAATTGCCAGAATTTTATGATCAGGCGTGAAAGCGTTGCCGGATGTAAGACCGAATCTGCTTTTGACGCGTATCATCCTCCCCTTATGTTTGTACTTGTGAACAGCCTCTACTCTTTTAAACTCACCGCCTCTGTTCACAACCAAATCATCGGTTTCAATCTTCGAAATCGCCTTAAATCCATCGGCTGTTAAGACGTTCACGTCAGGATGAAGGCACCCCCTACCTAGCCCTGTGACGATGCCGCTTCTCTTGGCGAACCTGACGACATCCCAAACGATTAAAAAGTAGTCCTCAAGATGGTATTTGGTGATTACTTTGTATTCTTTTTTGAATCGCTGAATGTATGTTTCTTTGTCGGTTCTCATAAGATCTGATTTAAGAAAATCATCAAGCTTTTTGAAACAAATCCTCTTAAACAACTCGCTCGAAGTAGCTCCACCAACAGAACGAAACTGTGGAAGATACCTCTTGTCTTTTGGCATTTCAAAGTCTTTACACTTCTCTAAAACCTCAGTCGTTCTTCTCATTCCATCAGCCACGAACTGTTTCGGAAGATACTCATGATGCTCTCTAAAAGAAGAGTAAACCTGCACCGCACTCTTCAGCCACAGCGAATCGGTGAAGTGATCTTTTGTCACAGTCGCACTATCACTCGCTCCGCCAGCCGCACTGCCCCAAGAAATGTTCTTAAGAGTCTGCTGGATCTGAGCGTGTTCTGGAAGAATGTAGTGACAATCGTTGGTCACAATCTGCTTAAACCCAATCTCATTTCTAAGCGTCTCGTAAAAGGAAAGATTGATAAGTGCCTGCGAATTGAAAAGCTCCCCATCATCGTTCTTGGAGATCGTGTTGTGTCCCTGGAATTCAACGTAGAGATCATCGTTGAAGATTGCTTTGAGCTTATGGAAGGTGCCGACAAGATCGTGCTTCCTGCCCTTTAGCTCAGACCATACCTCGTTGGAGAGAACCCCGCCCTGACACGCTGTTAGACAGATTAGCCCTTCGCTATACTTGGCCAGCCACTCGTAGCCAATCCTTGGCTTGTAGTAGTAGCCCTCAGTGTAACTAAGCTTTGATAGCCGACAAAGATTGCGGAATCCCTCGTAGTCCTTGGCAAGAAGTATTAAGTGAGAGTTTTTGCGGTTATCCGCAGTTCTCTCTGAAGGATCTGGGACAAAATAAAACTCAACCCCAAGGATCGGAATCATCTTCTCAGCCTTCATGAGTTTGTAAAACGCAAGAAGAGATGCCATGCTCCCGTGATCCGTCATCGCATGACCTACAAAGCCACGTTGCTTTAAAGCCTCAACCCACTTCTTTGGATGGAATAAACCATCAGCTATTGAAGCCTCGGAGTGTGCATGGAGATTTACGAAACTCATTGCTCAACTTGGCTCTCTTTTGGAGACTCTCTTTGAGATAGCATTGACTGGATTCTTGCAGCTTGAAGTTCTTGAGCCTCGATCAACTGATTTATGGAAATACAAAGAGCGTGAATAATGGACTCTACGCGATGCCGATTTGGATCATTTATGATCTCTTTTGGACTAAGTTCAACAACAGTCTGCTGACCGTTTACAAGCTTTACACTCTTAATCTTTTTCGTATTCCAATCAAATCCGAGTTCGCTCATCTCATATACTCCTTTTGCCAGATGTTCCCTGAAGAGTGTGTAGACTTAACCGACGCGATATTAAAATCAAGCTCACGCTTGATCTTCTCTGGCACTGCCGATCCATCAATCTCTAAAACTGGAATGCAAATCCTCTTTGCATACTCATCATAAGCAGCAACCTGAGCATTGTATTGATCCTGGTTTATATCCACATTGCGAAGAAGCATCCTGTTGTATGCAGACATCAGTGGCATCTTCATATAAATCACAGCATTTGGTGGTATTAAAAACCTTGTCCCTTTAAAAGTCCCATAGATCCTAGAGAAGACCTCCATCTCAAAATCGTTAATCTGCTCGAAGGATCTCGCAACAGGTATCATCACCTCGTGGGAGTCCCAGAAAGATCTGACAGTGAAGACATCTTTCCTGCTCATAACCTCAGCCGCAAGAAGCTGCGATTTTAAACGATCCTGTGAGATCGTCAACTCCTGTATGAATATGTCGCTATTATCCACAAGAGGAGTCGTCAGGTCTTCATAGCCCTCGCCCTTGAGAATATCCGTTACCATGCCTTTGCCCGAACCAGCCGGGCCGATTATTTGTATCCACATATTCTTGTTATAAGGACGGGAACGGAAAGTGCTGACAAATTATTTCTTCTTGCGCTTCTTATGAAGCTTCGCTTGACACTCGCCAAGCTCTGTGGATTTGGCCTGATAAGAAACAGACTCTTTGCAGGCTTCATCCTTGTCAACTGTGACAATGTAGGTGGGATTTGGATCTTGATCTAATGTTGTAGTCTCAATACAAACCGGACACGGTTCGCATACTTCTTTCTTATGAGCACACGATGAAAACAACGCGATTATTACAATTATACGGACCATTTTAGCTCCAAGCTTTTATAAACCCTAAAAGTTTCATATTCCCAACATCCCCAATTGGACGATCCTTAACATAAACTCCATCACCGTTTCTTTCAACTACAGCATTCGATGGTGATGTATTTCCCTCAATTGTAGTCATACGACCGCCAGCCAACGATAAGACAATGCCAGCGTGCCCTAATCCCGTTCTCTTGCCATCTTTGTAGTGCTCCCATAGAACTATCGTGCCAGGAGCTGGAGCCACTCCAGCGTGAGGTGAGCCGCTCCATAGTGCGAGAACCGATTCAGTCGATACCAACGAGTTTTTAATTACCGGCGAGGTCAACCGGCACTGTGCTGCCAGTGCATCGACCATCTTGACGCAGTATTGAATGAATGAGACACACCATGACTCGCCAGAAGCCGATCCAACAGCCTTCTGGAACATCTCGACAACCTGTCCCCTGTTGTCTCCGCCAGTTTCAGTGAAGCCCTGCCAACGCTTTGCTTCAAAACACAAAAGCTCTTCCTTTAAGCTCATATCAAAGACTCCCTTCTTATGTTTTTGAGATTCTGGCCGAATAGATCTTGCAAGCCCTTCTAGGGAGTCACTAGTAATAGTGGCTCCTCTCTTTCATTTCACGGTCAGATAACATTCCGCCTCATTGTATTTATCTAGTGCAACCTTAACTTCTATATCTTCACACGACCGAGGCATGTATTTCACCAAGTGGGGCCTGATTATTGTTAATAAATCTTATTTTAGTCATTTCACTGCCTCATTGTATTTATCTAGTGCCGTTCTAATTTCTATTCCCTCACAAGACCGAAGCGCATACGCCAGCGCGGTGGCCGCGTCGAGATTTCGCACCATGTGCGCCAAGATTCCCATAAGCGCCTTATTTGTTTGAGGCGATGATTGCACTTCGCCCAGTAGAATACAGTCCTTGTCAACAAATTGTATTGTAGTCATTTCACCGCCTCGGACAGGTCCTTGAGTGCGTTACCGAGCGGGTTTTTTTCATTCGGATGACGCTCGTATGCTTCTCTAACCACGTCAACCACGAGTGTTATTATTTTCCGTGAAGCACGAATCTCGGCTATGAGTGCAGGGATGACTCCACGCTCAACAGGTATCAAGTGCGACCCAAGTATTTTTGGAATCGGACGACTCGTATCCACCGCCATTCTTTCCCACTCGTTTAATTGCTCTTCACTCACTCGATTCATTTCACCGCCTCCAATTCCTCTAGTGATTCTTTAATTGCCAGCATATTTGAAGTAGACGAAACGACGAGCGCAATTTTTGCCGCAACTTGTAAAAGCAAGCCCCAATGATTGCGCATCGTAGAGATGAAATAGGCGTCAATAGCAGCCTGTTCAGTTCCAAAGACAGTATCCTGACCAACTATCTGCCAGCGGTTTGCAAACCATTTCTCCATAGGATCGCTTACGCAAACGTAACCAAAATTCCATAGCCCGTTTGATGCCTTCTCACCCAACGCTTTAAGTTCTGAAATTTTCATTTCACAGAATCCTCTTCTTGTTTGTGACAAGCCGCTTCCTGCGCTCTCGCTTTTGCGACGCATGAATGAAATTGGTCGATACTCTCATTGGACCTGCGCAACCTAGATATAGTAAGAATGCCCACAAGTATACTTAGCCGCTGTACTTACGAGGTAAAAACAATGCTATTACCATCTTTCATTTCACCGTCTCCCACCTACCGTTAGATGTGTCTTTGCGGTCTTTTAAAGTCATTCTTCAACCTCGATTCTGCTTCCTTCGATTCTAACTAAATCATCCCCCCCTGATGGGGGTGTCGCGCGGTGAACAGTTGTTTCGCCCCACAAGCCATGATGCTCCTTGTGCGCCCACTTCCACATTTCTATTTTCTTTTTAGGCTCGACGTACTCTTTCCAGCCTGCCAGCTTGTCCTCCCTAGAAATTTCATCTTCCACTTCGCACCTCCACACATAGTCATGTCTAAAAACGGGTAAACTATCGAGATCCAGAGATTCTATGAAGCTCTTCATTTCAGTAGCTCTTTTTCAAAGAGACTCTTGAGCAATTTGAGAACTTCTCCCTTGACTTCGATGGCTTCGACTTGTGAGACACCTTGGAGTTCTGGAACCCGACCTTCGAGGATGATACGCTTAACCATCTCGATTTCCTCTGTACTCGCAGCTTCTGGAGTGTATTTATCTTCATCCACATGCTCTTCTTCTGGATGCAACTCTCCGCAGGTTCTACACTTAGTTTTTAAACTGGCATACATTGCACCAGAGCCGTGTGAAAGAACCCACCTGTTTTGATCATAGCCCTTTGGCAAAAGGTTTTTAGTTTTTAGATAAAATTCAATATCTTTCCAGATATCAGAATGCTCCTTTTCAGCATCCATCATAATGCCCTTGGCTCTACGCTCTACAAACTTGAGCTGCTCATCAGTTCTCTTTTTAAGACGATCAATTCTGAACAAACAATTAATCATTGACTCATGATCTTGGATCAACAAAAGTGCTTTTTTCATAGCCTTCTAAGCTCCTCTACAAATAAACTCTGTTCGACGAAACTCTTTGCCTCTATCTTTTTAAAAAGCTCATCTGCCACTTCGCCAGGTGTGCTTCGGTGTGATAACAGATTATGATTTCCTAGATCATCTTTCATCCACAGATTCTTGTCTCTTCCGATATAAAGTGCGACTTGAAGGCTATCGGGACACGCCACTGATATGGGATGTGCAGGTATAAGACCTGGATGTTTTGTCAGCAGAGTTTGTTCATGTTTCGTTTGAACTTGGTTAAGCATATTGACCACCTCTTTTGAGATACATTCAATTACCGACCAAAGAGGTGTGCCAGGTTCTGGTCTACCAAACTTTTCAGGAATATTCCCTGCAATCACCGCAGTCATAGAGTCATGGGAGAAGTGTATCACTTACCACCAACCATCAATCTCGCAAAGAGAATCGCCAGCAGGAGTAGCAAAAACCTCCCCATCTCTTTGGTTTTAAAAACTTCTTTCCAGGCAACTTTCATTCATCCTCCTTCGCAAAGCACTGTTTTAAAAGGCATATCAAGACAGAATTTCTACGTAGAAACTTCTACGCACTAAAGCTTTTGGCTGTTTGGCCGATCAGATTAGTGCTGATCAGCTAGGGTGGGCCGAGATCATGACAGTAGGTCCACCTGATCCCATCAAATCTCGCTTAAATCAAACATAAACTCTGAGGATTTTCCAGACCTCTTGAATCCAGTGTGCTGCCTGAGCGAGTATGACTCGGTAAATGGCGTATCTGAAGCGGTCCCTGCTTTGTCCTCCTTCAACGATTATCATCCCACTCCAACCCTGATAACAAAAGAGTTCTAATACGATCCAGAC